AGATTAATTGGTTCATTAATTCTCCAATTATCAATATCAAAGTAACTTTTTAATCTATCAATAGCTCTTAATAAAACTTCGTTAGAGTTATACTCAGGTAAAACTACAATTTCAAAGTTTACACCAATATTTACAACATGTGCATCTTTAATATTAACTGCATCTGTTAACAATCTATGATATGATATATAAGTTTTTAAATTATACTTTGTTGCTGGATTTAAAGCCGTTAGGTTTTTCTGATTATCATAACCACAAGTATATAAATTTAATGCTAATGGGTTTGGAATCTCAGTATTGATATACTGACCATCTACTTTTGAATTTTCCAATTGATAGTCTTGAACTAAATATGCTTTTGCTACTGAACCGAATTGAGGTGGAAGTGCGTAACATCTCATTACATAATCTTCTCTCGTTACAGTTCTATTTTGAGCGGCGAAGAATGCCATAGCATTCTGTCTAATTTCTTCTTGAGATTCTGTTGTTTTACCACCAACAGCTGCGTTTGGATTTGAACATGCTATTGATTGTTTACAAAATGAAACTAAGTTTTTGTTTAAATTTATTTCGTTTTTGAAAATAGTGTTACTTGATACAACACTAACTAAATCTCCAGCTGGAACATTATCTACAATACCATTACCTATTAAGTAAGTAACAGTAAGAGTTGTATTTTGTGGTGCAACACCATAGGTTTTTGTATATAAGAAGTTAGATGGGTCTAATGTTGTATCTAAATTCTGATTTTCTGCATAAAGTGCTGAACCTACGTTATCGGGATTAGGAATTATCTCTTCATCTGCATTAGATGATATACCCGCTCCAAACCCAATAACCATTATACCATCATCTTCAAAGTTTGTTGTATATCTTTTAGGAACTCTGTTAAGTTCTAAGAGGTATGGTGTATCACCACTGTATTGGTGTAGGTATGTTGAGTTATCTTCGTTGTTATCTATTTGTTCAAATACAGTATCTTGTGCTAAGTAAGGAACTCTAGTCCAAGTATCCCCATCTGAATCTTTAATGTTTTTTATTCTAACTAAGTTTTCTTCTTCTATCTTAATCTTATCGTATATCTTAGGTGATGTAAAATTAAAGGTTTTTACCTTCTCTTTACCACTAGTAGCTTTAATTTGTTTCTTTAACAAATAGTAAACTGGTACATTTGTATTTTCATCTATTTGATATACTGATATTTCTGTTGGGTCAAATGATGATGAGAACGCAAAATCAATAGGAGCTATAGTTGTAAACTCTACATCTGAATAATCCGTAGAACCAATAATCATATTAGCCCCAACTGTCATAGCGTAATCAAAATCAGGTTTTACATTATCACCAACCCCAGTTGCTGGTACTAATTGAAATACATCCATTGTTACTGATGCTGGAATAATATTCTTAGGTTTATATCCTAAAGAGTTTACTATATTAAATAAGTTTACATTCTCTTCGGCTGTACTTAGTAACGATTCTCTTAATTGTGTATCTGTATAGAATGATAACACATCACCCACATACGATGCCATTTCCATAAACATCATACCAGGAGATGATTCGTTAAAATCATTGTAAGTATTTGGGAAGTAGTTTTTAGAAAACTCAATTAGGTTTTTTCTAAACTCTCCAAAATCTCTACCGACTAACGATACATCCTTTTGTACTAAATCTGATTTCTTTTTATTTGCCATATCTTTAACCTATTCTATTACGCTTCCAGCTGAATCAACAAATATTATTATTTGTCTATTTGCACCCTGCTCCGTTACCCTAAATCTTAATTTTATTCTTACAAAATTTCTGTCGGGTTCTGTTTCAATATCTATATTGTCAATAACTATATAAGGTAACCAAAATTTTATATCTTTCGAGAGAGTTTCTGAAATCCTATCACTAAGGTTCAAATCTATATTTTCAAATAGTTGAGCGTACACATCTGAACCAAATAATGGTTGAAATGGTCTTTCACCTTTTTTAGTCAATAATAGATTCTTCAAATTAGATACTGCTTGCTCTTCAGTTGTATAACTTAGTGTAAACAATCCGTTTGGTTTCCCAAATGGTAGTTTAATGCCAACAGCAACATCCTTTTTAAAGTCTATAGGATTGTAGAAATATTCTTTTCTCTCTTTAGCCATCACTATCTACCCTTCTTCTTATCAATCGCTTTCATCAATTGAGAATAATCTTTAGTTATAGCTCCCATTACATTTGCTACTTCTGGATTGCTCGTATCAATTGGTCTACCATCTATATCAACGGTTGGTGCTACTGAAGTAGAACCACCTTGCATAAATGATTGAGCTTGATTAGATGAGAATTGAGTATCATTGAGATTTCTCCACTCACCACTATCAGCTACCTCATTTAACATATCGTTTAACATTGGATTCTTAATAAATGTTTTTTGTTCTGTTTTAGGTGTTCCACTATCTTCAGAAAGAAGTTCTGATAAATTAATATCTAGTGGGTCTTTTTCAACTATTCTTTTTTTAACTTTTACTTCTTTGATAATTGGCTTAGAAGCATTTCTAACTTCCGTAATGATAGGTTTAAGTTCTTCACGAACAACCTTTCTTACTACTAATTCCAATAATTGTGCTAATTCTTTTGCTTTCATAATTGTGTACTTTATATATAAATATTAAAAACTTTCGTTTTACACCAATTTAAACCAAACCAACCCAAGGTTGTGGTGAAGGAAATGGTGGAAGTGGTGTTGCAGGTGAACCTGGAAATACTAATTCGGTATGTAATCCACCAACAGTCGTTAAATGATTCTTAAATGCAGTTACTAATTTTGTTGCGAATGGAATACCATATGGAACTGCAGATTGTGTATGTGTGAATGCTGTTAACAAATCGTTTTGTAACGCTGGGATAACCCCACCATTATTTATGATATGTGATATTGGTGCAGGTACTCCAACTGTTGCTGTTGATAAACCCATATTGACTGGATGAAATGGTGCTGGGGACATTGTGGTTGATAACCAATATGTTGATGTTGCGTTAGCCCAATCTAAAAAGTGAGGTAACTTTGGTTTACCTTCAGATTCCCTTATATCATTTAACGTTTTCATTATAGCCATCTTAATTGGAACGTATGGTGCTTGTACCAATGGTAGGTTTGCATGGAGTGATGTCTTAGCAAGTTTTACTGCTTTATGATACTCTGATGCTATCTTCTCAGCGGTTTCTTCGTGAGTCTTTCCTTCTATAGATGAGTTAAGGTAACCACCTACTACTGGTATGAATGTGGGCCAAAGTGCGGACATATTATTGTTTCATTGCTTTTATATCACTAAGTATAGAGGCAACTTTTCCAGCATTTGTAGCCGGACCTGTAGGTCCAACCCCAGTTGCATAAGTTGAAGTTGCTGAGGTTAAATCTTTTAACTCACTTGCTAACTTCTCTATCAAAGTAAATAGTTTATCCATCTCCATCTGCCAACCCGGTGTTGCATTTATAATATCTTTTTTAGCAGCTATTATAACACTTTCGTTTTTAGCGTTTAGAAATATTCTATCGGAATTCATTACTATTGATGGTTTGGAATAACTACCAGGGGCAGGAAGTCCACCTAATCCAGTTTGTGCTGGGGTTAGTTTTATTTTCTGAGATGAACCTAACCATATAGATGAAAGGTCATCATTAACATCCTCTATAATAAATTTGTTATATGAACCACCACTCTTTCTACCATTAGAGATAATAGTAATAGGGTCATTATCAGTTGAAGAACTCCAAGTTGGGGTTTTAGTTGTATCCGAACCGTTGGGTGTATATCCAAATCTCATTGAGTGTCCGAATCTACCTTCTAATAATACATCACCTATAAATGGTTGAACCGAACCTACATCACTTCTTTCAGAAAATCCTTTACCTAATTTAGATGAAGAACCACCACCACTAATACCTGGAACACCTGCGGCTGCTGCTGCGTATCCTGCTGCTCCTGCGGCTGCTGAAAGTAATGTTTTGGATGTTGGTAATGCGTTGTTGTGGGGATTCTTTTGTACTGATATCGGATTTAGATAATAGAATGTTGTATTAGAATTTCTTTTTTCGGGCTTTGCTTCACCAGAAGTACCTTGAATTAATATAACAGATTCACCGATTAATGGAATCCTTCTAATAGACATATCAAATGGATATGCTTTAATTTGTTGATTTACTGTAGTTTGATTGAAGCATTGGATTGCGTGTACTTCATTTACATCAGAATCTTTTAAGGTTATTTTTTGTACAGTACCTACTGTTATCGTTCCTTTACCTGGCATTAGATATCCTCTTCTACATTCTGTAATGCTTCGATAGTTTTATCTATCTCTTTAGCGTTTGATATTAATTGCTTTTTCTCATCATCACTTAATCCAAACCCGCCATCATCACCTGAGTTAGCATCTTTCATCATTCTCTGAACTATAGCTGCTAATTTTACAATCTGGTCATCGTTCTTTATGGAAACTTCCATATACTCTTTTATCAAAGGAACAATAACAGTTGCATCACTTAGATTTTTAACCAATGGTTCTAATTGAGCAATAAGAAGTTTAAGTTGCCTATCCTTCTTTTTTGAATTGTTGTAAACATCAGACATTATATCTGAGAATGTTTTTCCTTTAAATAATTCCGTATCCTTATCCATTATTATCCTTTAATTTGTAAGTCACTGTTAAGTGACCTTTTGTATTATACTCTCTGTATAATTCTACATACATACCTTTCAGTTTTCCAACTACTTTGGTTATGTATTGAGTGTGTACTCCAGTCCTCTCCCTAATAAGTATGTAGAGTGCCTTCTTATTGTACGAATATAAATCATATCTGTTTTTAAATAATTCATTTATTGAATCAGCAATTGCCCTATCTCTATCTTTTTGGAATAATGTATATAAATGATAATCTATATATTTTGTAAAATGGTCTATAAAATCAGATTTAGCTTCTTTGTTATTTTGGTCTACAATCTCATTTGTAATATTACGAGAGCTATCAATATACTTAACTTCAGTTTTTGATTTCATTCTGGCATAGTTAGCATTATTCTCATTGAACAAATAGTTTCTAGCTACTACTGTAAAGTAAGAAAAAGCTCTACCATTCTCCCCATTGAACTTGTGAATCTTTTCATTTAGGAAAGCTACTACATTTGCTTTCACATCTTCATAAGGTACATCGAAGTAATATGTTTTATAGGTATGAATTACATTTTCTGATAACTTATCAAATGGGTAGTGAATAAATCTATTATAAATTTTATTCTTTAAAACAGTATCATCACTTTCGTTGTATGCGTTGATAGCCATCTCTGTAATTTTAGTAAAATATCTTTTACTTCTTTTTCTTCTTTTTTTAGCCATTATGGTCTATTTGTATATTCGTTTTTTAAATCCTCTATTACTTCTTTTATCTTTTCAAAGATGAACCCACTTTCATCATCAGCTTCGAATGAACCCACTCTATCAATTTCTTGCATTCGTTTGAGTGCATCATTGAATTTAGTATCCAAACCACCTAAAAATTCATCTTGTGTATCTAACTCATCTTCTAGCTTTTCTACTTTTCTAGTTAGATTCCAAACTATATAGATTAATATTAGTATTATAGATGTGGGTAATATTATTTGTATTAATTCCATCATTAAGCCTCTGTTTGTTCTCCAAAGATAGATTTGAAATCAATCTTCTTTGGCATTACTACGTTTTCTAATTTCTTTTTAGTCGCCGGTCTACCACCAACATTCTTAGTAGTAGGAGTTCCCTGTTTTAATTTTAGAAATCTTTCATTCTCAAATCTGGCTGCCATAATATCAGCTTGATGCATTACATATGGTAATCCAGTCTTTAGTGCATTATCTTTATTGTATTGAATATAGTATTCCTTATTACCCTCATCATACAATCCATCTGTAAGTTTAATACCTAAGTATTCTACTTCAGAAATCTTAACACCAAAATGATTTAACATCCAAAACGTTCTATCGTTTAGATTCATCCAATGCATTGATGAGTTTGTTTTATAAATCTTACCTTGATTTTCAATGTGCCATTGGGAATCGTTTGGAATATACCAACTATCAGTATCATTACCAACCTTACCTAAATCGTGATGTAGTGCTGTAAAGATTACAGTCTCTCTATCGTACCCACCATCTCCAATACCTAACTCAGTATGTAAGTCAAATACTTTAACTGCGTTTCTAGTAACTCTAAGAACGTGGTCTAAGTATCCACCAGCAAATGCGTTGTGGAAATGTTCGGTTGATGAGGCTGGGGTTAGAATAATTCTATCTTCGAGTACATCGTACATCTTATTAAGAGATTCTAATCTTTCGCCTGTAAATGTTTGGTTTATTAACTTTCGGAACTTCTCATAGTTCTCAGTTATTTTTGTTTCATCTAAAATGTGTATCATATTTTTTATTTTTTATTGTAAGTGTTTGATTATCAATGAGTTGGGTGATAGTGATAGTGGTAACTAACTGATTATGAGTTAGTTGCATTTTCATCTAATATAGATAAGAACTCACTCTCTCTATAAATGTGGTAAGTTTTACCAGCATTTTTGTGTTTGAACCCAGTTCCTTCTAATAGAACTATATCTCCTACTTTTGTCATCATAGGGATTTTAGCACCCGAATGTGTAAATAACCCACTACCAACGGAAACTACTGTTCCCATCATTGTGGTATCAGCTCCTGATGGTTTGTATAAACCACCTTTGGTTTTTTCATCGTGTCTTTTTAGTATCTCTACTACTACTCTATCCCCTAAAGGTCTATAATTGTATTCCATAACTTTTTGTTTTATATAATTTTATCGATTATTCCTAATTCCAATGCATCCTCTGCGTTTAAGAAGTAATCAGTTCTTTGATTCTCTTTCCAAAACTTTTTATCTTTGTTCGTACACTCAGCCATAATGGTGTTACAATCTTCTTCTAATTGTTCTGCGAATTTAGCGTTAGATTTAACATCCTCTAACTTACCCATATTGAATGTTGAAAGTTGGTGAACCATAATCTTAGAATGTTTGGATGCTGCTCTAAGACCTGTTCCTGCAGTTAGAAGAAGTGCTGCTGCACTCATCGCTGAACCTCTACAAACAATGTTCGTTTCAACCCCTTCGTTATCTTTTATTGTTCTAATGTAATCGATTAGTGCTAACGTTTCTACTACATCACCACCTGGTGAGTTTAATAAAATCGTTACTGATTTTAAATCTTTATTAATTTTTCTAAGTAATCTAACTTTAGATATTGTATCAAATACCATACCTTGTGCTATTTCATCCTGAACTAAAATAATATTTGATTCAATATCAATACCATAATCAAATTCTCTAAACTCTTGAAAGTAAATATCTTTTTCAGTAGTCGTTTCCTTAACATCGTAAGATGCTTCTACATTTCCTGCTGTTGTTGATGTTTTACCATCGTTATACAAATCACTCATATGTTTTATAACTATTTTTATTGTTAAACTTATGTAAATATACGAAATATAATTAACATTACCAAATTTATTAGTAAGTTTTTATATCATCTTCATCAAAATCATTATATGATTCTTTATCAGATTCATTTAATGCAGTACCATCGGAGTATGGTTTTGAGAATCCACCATATATTTTCTTATCATCTTCTTTTAAATTGCTCTCTACATTATCTAAACTTTCTAAGAATTCTTTCTTATTCATTTTAAGTTCATCGGTATTAGTGGGTGTTACTGCTATAATCTGTTCGTTCTTCTTAATCATTTCTTCTTGATTAAGTTTTTCTTTTTTCAACTTCTCACCATTCATAATTGAATGTTTATGTAACATCTTATTTCTAGCAATATAGTAATCATCCTCATCTTCTTCTTTTCTACCAATGAATTTATTTACAGCAAGTACCATAGCGATTGCCAATGGGTCGAATACACATACGATTAATAACGTAAACCAATTTACAATAGTAGCCATTGGTTTGTTTGTAATCTCAGCCATATATCGCAGTGGTCCAATCTCTGCAGCTACTTCATTATTGGATTCCATATCCAATACTTTTAAATCTAACTTAGTAATTGAATCGGTTAAAGCTTCCATCTTAACTGATACACCATTACGTTGTTCTTTCATATCATTTAACTGAGATGTAAGAACTCTTCTTGTTGAAGAGGATGTAGTTGTTATAATCTCACCAGTCTCTTTATCTTTGTACTGTATGGTGTTATTAGATAACCCCTTAGTAAGTTCTGTAATGGATGAGTTTAACTGAGTTCGTTCAATCCTATAACCATCCAATGATTCAGAGAAACGTTCTCTTTTCATTTCAACCACTTTGGTTTGTTTATCTATAATGGTTAATTGGTCAGCAGTTGTTTGATATGCTGATGTTAAGAAACCATATATACCTGCAGAGGTTATTATCATTAAGATACCAACACCCAATGTAAGATATGATTTTAGAATCCAACCAATCTTCTTCCAATGGTTATGTAGATACGATGCTACAATTAATTTAGCTAACTCTAATGCTGAAGCCATTATGATAACTTCAGTCTTAGCACCAGCGAATAAAGAACTTAATCCAAATACTGAATAGTATGCTGCTGTACCTGCTAGTGATAGCGTTGAGAATACCATCAGAAATCCAAATCCGTTCTTCTTAGAAAAAAAGTTTTTAACAATTTTCATATTTCTTCCTTAAAATTAGTTTTATTAACTTCGAGTTCTGTATTTATTTACAACTATTATTAATAAGTAATAAGTAATTAGCTTGCTAGACAACCTAATAACCTATGACAATAAGTATTAAAATAATAATAATTAATACTTAAACAAGCAAAACGACCATACTATGCTTTCGCCTGAATGTATTCTAAAATGGTTAATTCTTTAGCTTTTGCTTCTACCATAATATCAACATCTAAACCATAAGTATTAGGAACACTACTGATGTAATCTGAATGTGCTTGAGGTTTTAACTTATCATTACTCTCATGCAATGCTTTGGATTCTGAATAATGAACTACAGGTTTGATATCACCCCAAGTACTTACAGCAAGTTTAAGAGCTTCTTCCTCTGATAAATCTCCAGTACAAAATTTGTGGTGGTGATAATCGAATACAATAGGAATACCAATACGTTCATGTATGTACATTAAATCTTTTACAGAGTACATACTAGCTTTATCATCGTTCTCTACAGTCAGACGGGTTTGTACGGATTCAGGCAGTCTCTCAAAGTTCTTACAGAATCTATCCATAGCAGAAATCTTATCACCATACACACCATTACAATGAATATTGAGTTTGTTGTATGGAGTACGAGATAATCCCATCATATCAAATACCTCACCATGTCTACTTAGTTCTGCGATAGTGTTATCTACCACATGCTCACGCGGAGAAACTAATACGTTGAAAGGGCCAGGGTGAGATGTGATTCGTTGATTGTATTTATCAGCGAGATGACCTGCACCACTTAGTATATTTTTTATACGATTGTAATGTGGCATCTCTGATAATTTGTACTCAGATGCCCAAGGAAACATATCAGAACTAACCCTAAAGAAGTTAATACCATTCTGATGATTCCATTTGATAATCTCTACTAAGTCTCTTGCGTTTTGAATTCCTAGCTCAGATGCATAAGGAATACCTTTCTCTAAAAAGGTTTTTTTAATCATACTACGATTGGTAGTAATTTTTGGCTTCTGTGAGCCAAGTGTCATGTTGATACATGCGTAACCTAAATTCATATGTGTTATTTTTTAATTATTAATTATTAATACAGGTACAATATACGAAAAATAGGGGACTTAACCAAGCCCCCTATGTTAAGAAATTGTTAAATATCTTCCCACTCTACATCCGTAACTTCTTCACAAAAATAATAATAAGGTTCTTTCTTAAATACTTTGTCGCAATGGAGATGTTCTTTCCAAGTCTGAACAATAGGTCTATCATCGATTCGAATCCTTCTTTTAACTATCCATAGAGTGTTGTTGATATTTAGAACTTCCCTTCGTAACATTCTACTTAACGATAATTTCTAATACTTTCTTTTTCTTTTCTTTCATCTTTGGTATCGATAGTGATAGAACCCCATTCTTAACCCTAGCTTCAGCTTGATTGATATCCCAATCTTCGTTTAGCTTATATTGTTTATTGAATGTTCTATTATCATTCTCTCCCTCTAATGTAATAACTCTATCCTCAACTTTAACTGTAATATCTGATTTAGATAAACCAGGTACATCAAAGTTCATAGTTAATACATCATCCACAATATCCATATTGTTTTGTTTAGTTGTGTTAGTTTTAGCTCTTTCAGCTAATTCATCTAACAGATTCCATGCGTTACTCATTGTATAAATCATTTTATTCCCTTTTTATTTTAGTTAAACATTTATATACGTTTATCTATAGTACCAAATGTGTACCAAAGGGATTTGTCAACCTTTTTGTACAAAATAGATGACAAAATGTCAGTTAAGTTAACGTATAAGGTGACAGATTGTCAGTTTAAAGAAGTTGGTGGTCCTTGTCCGATTAATTTATAAGTTACAATCACATCCCAAGGTTCATATTTAGTAAAATCTATATGTCTGCCTGTTAGAATCATACCATTTAGTTGTAAATCATTTGCTACTTTTACGATAACATCTAATGTTGGGCCTACTATTTTAATAATATCCCCTTCTTTACCATCTTCAAACGAAACTTTAACTACGTTTCTATCTTCTTCGAAATCCCACTTATCGTTATCATCACTTTCACCGAAACCTTCTTCCTCAGCCATCCTAAGAAGTTCATCCATTGATTCCATTTCAGCATCTTGAGCTTCCATTTCGTTATGAATAGCCATTCCAGCCAATTCTCCAATCATTAAATCATATAGATATAACAATTTATCTTCATCTTCCAATGTTTCAAAAAAGTCAAACTCAGATTCATCCCAATATGTTGATTCGGACATTACCATCTCCTATTTATTAAAATCTTTAATAATTTCTCTAGTCAACCAAGAAGGTTCACTTGTGAAGTGTTTAAAATAAGGTTCACCAATTAGATATAGTTTAAGTTTAGACTGTTTAGTATCATCACTATCATCAGTTGATAGGATATCGATTATCCGTTGTCTGTATGGTTCATCTATATAGTGTATGCTCATATGTCATAAATATTGTAGGTTATTATTTTTCTTTGTATATTTCATTTAGAAATATTAGAGTTTCTTTGGGTAGGGCTAATAAGGATTTTCTTACAACAGTTAAACACAACTCTAAGAATCTCTCAATGTGCATCTCTCTAAAACCCTTATCTAAAATTTTGATAATACGTTTTTCTAAATTAGCTATGTATGATGCATCAATACCTACATCTGATAGTAAATATCGTTCAGTCATATATCGTTCTGAAAACCATTGGTGAGGTTTTGCATCCATTGTAACTGCTTGTTTGTAAACAGTATCCACATATTCACTTAAAGAGAGAATATCAGGAACAGTTTCAGAGAAATGTTTATAGTTAACCCATTCTCGGGCTGAACTCATTTCTTCATCACCCATTCCTAACTCTTTAAATAAATCTGAAGCTTTCATTGGTTATTGTTTATTGAAACAATCCCAACTGAATCTTTCTTCTATGGGTTTGTTGTGCATCTAAAAGTGTAGTAAATATTTTATTACACTCCGACCATGTTAAATCGATTCTTTGATTTCCTACAACTAAAGTTCCAATTGGATTGGTTTTTTCTTTGTAGTTATCTAATCGAAGATGTTCACTCATTTCAAAGTCAATTGAATTGTAGTTCTTACCATACGATGCGTTTAGTTTATCTGCGTCTTTTTTGTGAGTTGCTCCACCTTGGTTAACTCTTCCTCTTGGTTTTCCTGAATATGCTTTCATGTAATAAAATTTATTTGATTTATATACTAATAAGTATTAAATAAACTTTAATAAAACACATTACTTTCGGTTTCTTTTGGATATTCTTGCAAACTTAGCTTCAAACGATTTTAAATCCATTCTCTTAGGATGTGTTCGTTCTATGTTCTGATGTATCTTCATAGTATCTGCTAACCAATACCAAGCCGCTGCTACTGTATTCTGAGTTGGTATCATATACTCTGTCATTATTTCGTTCCCAACACCATCCGAGACAAAAAACTTGCCATCGGATGTTTGTTGAGTTGAAGCGTTAGGGTATTTTTTTAAAACCTTATTCTTTAATCTTTTAAACTTTGCTTTATCAATTTCCATTTTCAATGTGTTTATTAAATGATTTACTTAATCGGCTATCTATGAATGATATTGCATCATTGCTATCAACATACACATCTTCAATGTCATTACCATCTTCCGTTGCGACTATATATCTACTACCCTTTACAGTCCTCAAGCGTTCCGTAATTGTACCCACTTTGTTTTTTCCAAAGTGGTTTACAACTACTGTATCTCCATTACTATAATCCATAATTAAGATATAACTTTTATAATTTTAGTTTCGTTAACGTGAGTTACTTCAAACTCTAACCCATCGTTTTTAAACTCTTCATGCACTTTTGCTTCTGCATCAGTTACGGATACTGCATGAACACAATATTGTTCCTGCATTTTCTTTTGTCTACCTTTATCATCTGTAGTTACTACTTTTACTTTTGCGATGTAATACTTCATAATTGTTTTTTTTTGTTTATTGATTATTAAAATTAATGTTATACTTTTCTGTTAATTGATATTCTGAAATGAGTTCGTATTCCCCATTACATTCTCCGAGCTGCATATCCTCAACAATAGTGTGATACCATTGAACCATAGATTCCCCATCGTGCTGTCTGCCTGCCGGAATAACCATCAGTTGTATTGGTATGTTTTTATTGTGATAAGATTTCCAAAATCGAGGACCAATATCATCAGGCCCTTTGTTAAATCGTTGTCGTAAGTGATTGAAATAATCTTCATTCATTTCATCCCACTCATCATAACCATCAAATTCTTTTGATGCTTCTTCTTGAGCTTTTGCTAAAGCTTCTTTTTCTTCGGTAGATAAGAGAGTCCAAAAATCTTCTGGCACCCCATCATCGAATACAATTTTCTCTTTACTCATGTTTATAGTTTTTATTTAATACAAATCCAGTGTTACCATTATCCGTTGTAACTTCGTTTACTAATCCCTTAGTTTGTAGTTCATCTAAGGTAGTGTTTATATTTTCTTTAACAATCTCCTTACTAACTACTTCTGCCATACCTATAAATCTATTAATAGTTTCTTCGGTACGTTCAAATTTAATATGTTCAGTTGCTTTGTAAAAGCGAGGTCTGAATTTTCGTTCCTCAATCCACTCACCCTCAAAGAATCCATCTTCTCTGAGTAGGTTGATTACTAATTTACATATGTCTTTATGTGTTTTCATAATTATATTTTTATCTAATATACAAAATTTATTTTGATTTTCCAAATAAATCCCCACCTAATTTGGTGGGAATCCTTTGGGAGTAATCAAGAGTAATAATTAAAATGGGTTTGAAATATCAGTTTCTTCAGATGATTCACCTTCTACGTTGAATAGATTTTCTTCTTCAGTAGAACCAACAAACTTTTGAACATATTGTTTGATGAAAGTTCTTTCCGATTGTGCTCCACCAGCATCTTCGAATAATGGGAAGATAGTAATCTCAGCAGCTTCAGCCAAACTGAAACCATCATAGAGTAGTGAACCAATCTCAACAGCCGTTCTAGTCGATAGTGAGTTTGAAAGAGTAGGAACTTCTTTCTTCACATCATTTCTGGTCATTGAAGTAATCTTAGCAACATTAGTAAGAACAACCTCATCAACCGAAGGATACATCATCATAAGTAATGAAGTTTCTTCTTCTGAAGTTAGAGTATCCATTTCGATGATTGTAAATCTATCAACGATAGCTCTATCCAATTGTCTAGTCGATGTGTACTCATTACCAATGTTAGCCGATGCGATGAAGGAAACACCTTCAGCAACCTTCACAACAGGTGAATCAGCGGCCTCATCTAATCTGAGGTATCTTTGCCCAGCATCCAAAACACTCATCAGAATGTTGTGAGCCTCAGGGTGTGCTCTACTAATCTCATCCAACACAATAACGGTGTTTGGAGTTTGGATAGCTTTCACAAATGGTGAAGGAGAGAACACAGTACCTTTCTTAGTATCGAACTGAGTGTTACCGATTAGAGTAGCTCTAGGGTCTTGTGTAGAACCTAAGTTGAAGATTTCCATAGAGTAACCTTCGATTGAGTTAGCCGCTGCTTTAGCCGCCATAGTTTTACCACAACCAGCAGGTCCAGTCATCATAATATTTTTACCTCTCAGAATGTTTCTGATTAGGTACTTCCACTTCAGTTCGTTCATAAACAACATCTGTGGTTTTAAATCTTTGGATTCGTTGTGGATGAACTTTAGGAAATCTTCTTCCATTGGTTTATCTGCAACTTCCATAGTTGGTTTTTGTTTCATTTGAAATTGTTCCAACCCACCATTCGGTTTGTTGAAGTTTGTTACAGGTTCAGAACCATTGAACTTCTCACCTGGAACTCTGTTGAACTCAACAGAACCATCTGAAAGGTTTCCACTAATTCTAGCTTTGATACAGAACTTAGTTGGATTGTTAGCGGCGGATACACACCTCTTATAAATTGAAGAACCAACTTCATTTAATTGTGGAACGAAGAACTCAGTTCCATTGGAATCGATAAGGATAATCTCCTTATTCTCATTTTTCTTTGCTTGAAGGAAAACACTTCTTTGACTTTTGTTACTCATAATTTTACTTTTTAATTATTACTCTTACTAATTATTACTCTACTAAAGTACGACTTTATTTTGATATATCCTAATTTTTAATGTTAAGAAATTGTTAAATCTTTTGATAGAGAAACTTTCTCTAATGTTTTGTAGATGGTATTAAACCCACTAATAGCCTCATTGGGATTAACTTCCCTAGCTCCTACTAACTCACCATTCACCTTAACTGTTACCATTGAACCTGTCAACTCTAACTCATACTTACCGATTGATTTTTTCATCTTTTTTATTTTTTAATTTTTACTATTACTATTTGGAGATTTATCTCCCTCTTTACTACATAGTAAAGATAACTCTTTTTTTTTGATTTACCAAACTTTTTAACACTTTTTTTTGAAAGTTATTAACAAAGTTATCAACAATCATTATGCGAATAACTTATTCAAAGTTTTAGTTAACGCCATTAGATTCGTACAATCTACAGATGTTGCTGATTTACCATACATTGCTTTGAAGGAATCAATACCACCTTCGTAACCACTATACACAAAGTATGAAAGAACCTTAACGCCGGCCTGTTGGATTTTCTTAACCTGAGCTGCTGTATGATTAACAGCTTCAGTTCCACCATAATCAATATCTCTGTTAGAGAAACCTGGCCATCCATCTGAAAAGTTAATGAAGTACGAATCAACACCTTTGTTAGTTTTGATAATATCATCTAAGATAGTTTCGAAACACAAACCTTCAGGAGTAGTTCCACAGGGGTTAAGATATTTGAATATTTGTTGAATCTTAGAAAACTTATCTTTTCTACTATCGTATGCAATCAACATTAGTGGTTGACACATATTAGCTTCATGTTGAATACTTCTGTATGAAATAACTACATCTAAATTAGAAGTCATCGAAGCTGCTTTGGCGATAGCCACTGCTGATGTTTGAGTTTGTTCCCATTTAGAACCACCCATTGAAGAACTAGCATCAATAGAGATGTGAACCAACGCTGGGCTATGTTTATCAATTCTAATCTGGTCGAACACATTTGTGTTACCCATACCTAATTCATGCAACAATCGACCTGAGATTTTACCATTCTTCATTCGAGGAGTAATCAAACTTCTTTCTTCGTTTCTTAGTTTAAGTTTCTTACCCAACACAGTACCCAATACGATACCTTTCTTAATACACTCTTCGTTTCTTTCAGAACTCCAAGAGTAAGAAGATAACATTGAAATCATATCTGAATCAACTAATTGTTTAGAGAAGTTTCTAACAATCATTACAGGTGTTTGTTTTGATTGTCTCCAATAAGAAGATTGGTAATCTTTACCAGCCAACTTCTCTTCGATACCACTCTTAACCAAAGTATCTAACTTTTTATTTTCACCTTTAGAAACTTTCTTCTTAGTGATTTCACCATTTTGGAATTGTTTTTGTTTCTCAATAGCGTTATCTAATTGTTTCTTTTGTCTATCACTCATCTCCCCATTACCTTTGGTAGTTGGAGTTTCATTGTGAGTGATTTGATTATCAGAACCATCACCACCGGCACCATTAGGATTGTAAGAAGAAGAACCCTTCTTAACCTCATCACCTTCAGCATCACCCTTAGTATCATCAGTTCCATCAGAACCATCTTTAGGTTCATCACCACTACCTTCAGTATTATCAGTACCATTGGTATCGGAGTTATCTCCACCACCACCAGTACCACTACCTTCAGAAGTTTCTTCATCTGAAGTATCACCACTACCACCCTCTTGCTCATTAGGTGATTCAATTGGTTTCTGATTAGCTGGAAGGGAATTCTCAATCAGTTTAAAAACAGCTGCTGCTAACATCATACACTCATTGGTATCAGTTAAACGTTTGATGTTTTTCAAATCCAACATATTCCATACTGCTCTCAACTTTGGAAGAGCATCTAAATCTCTATTTGAATTGGTGATATTGATAATTCTAAACATATAAGATTCCCAATCTAAATCTCTATACTCAGAAGATTGTAAACCTTTATCAACTATCTTAGAATGAAAGTACTTCTCATACATAGCGTGGTAGTAACCTTTGTAACCAGGTGAAGTAGAATATACATAGTAATCAATTCTTCTATCTTCAATAACATTAAGTAAGTTCTTAACGATACCTTTGATGTAGTTCTTAGCTTCCCATTCATCCATAGAGTGTTTCTCCATTACCTTTGTAACGAAGTGAGAACCAACTACACTCTGAATGTGATTGTTAATCAAATCTAAAGAAGTGAAATCGGTTAACTTAATATGAGAACCCTCATGCAGAGCCAACCCAACAGTTGAATCAAAATCTTTATCATCCATCTTAGATGATATCACAACTGATTTACCATCAGTATAAGAATCACTACCCCTCACATCAAATGTAACTGGGATGTTATCATTAGTAACAATGTTAACAAAGTTACCAATTGATTTCTTATAAGATGCTAATGCCATCAGATTAGAATGTTTGGATTCAACTACGTTTAACCCATCAACATCATCATCGAACAAATCATCCTTTAACCAAAAGGAACTATACTTACTACTATCTCTTTCTACTCTATTCATATATCTTACTTTTAAATTTTTACTATTACTATTTGGAGATTTATCTCCCTCTTTACTACATAGTAAAGATAACTCTTTTTAGGCGATTTACCAAGGATTCAATGTTAAATAATTGTTAAGTTATCAACAAGTTATTAACAATTAAAGTAATCCCTTTAGTAGTTTAGTGTAGTCGATACCCACTAATCCCATTAAACCAATCATTAACCCCATAACTGCGAAAGCCATTTCGTTAAGTACATCCGCAAAGTGGATGTGGTTTTGAATTGTTCCATTCATAGTAAGGATACTGATTCCGATTCCTACTACTGCCATTAAAATTGCTTGATAATTTTTCATATTATATCTCTTAATCATTATTACCCTACTAAAGTACAACAATTTTTTGATATAACCTAATTTCTAATGTTAAGAAATTGTTAAATCTTTTGATTAAAGATTTTTTCTCATATAACGTTCAATCATCTTTACTAACCATATAGGCCAAAGAAGGATTATGAGAATACGTTCTAATAGATTGAACGATAGTTGTTGGTGTTTAGGTACTTTAGGATTCCATTCATTACAGATTAACACCTCTACGATGAATGCAAATAATATCCCTAATCCAAAGTAAATGTACATTAGTTACTCAACTTTCCTTTTATAGATGGATGGTGTTTATACCCTGTTAATTGTAAACCAAACATACCATCTAAGATATCGAATTCACAATCCATACAATCTAAATCGATTGTAGGTAATTCATATGAATCACGTCTGAGTTGTTCTTTAACTTGCTCCATATGGTTATTATATATATGTACATCTCCCAAAGAACCCACCAATTGGTCAGGAACCATATTAACTTCTTTAGAAAGTAAGGATAATAATAACCCATATGATGCTATATTAAATGGTAACCCTAAGAAGGTATCTACTGAACGTTGACTCCACATTAAAGATAACTTTCGTTTAGGGACATTACGTTCATCTAAATCACTATCATCAAATCGTTTTCCATAAGATAGACTCTTACCAATAGAGGATGTCCAATATTCAATTCGTTCTTTGAAACTCATTTCTGTAGTATAACATTGGAATCCGTAGTGGCATGGTGGTAAAGTCATATTTTCTAGTTCTCCAACATTCCATGCGTTAACCATTAATCTTCTACTGTCTGGATTTTCTTTAAGCTCAGCAATGAGGTTTTCGATTTGGTCTTTAGTTCTCTCTACTATAATAGGATTACCACCATTGAATTTCTCAACATAGTATTCAGTCCAATCTCTCCATTGCCTACCGTAGATAGGACCTAATTCACCCCATACATTTGCAAAACGTTCATCAGTTTTAATTCTATCAATAAACTCTTCCATTGTATCTGGAGTATATTGATAAGGGGCTGGTTCAAAATTATTTCTATATTGCTTATAAGCATCACCATTCCAAATGTTACACCCATTATCCACCAAATACTTAATGTTAGTATCTCCTTTTAAGAACCATCTCAATTCAGTAACCATTGTATTGAAAGCAACTCGTTTTGTTGTTAGAAGTGGGAATCCATCTTTCATATTATGTCTGATGGTATATCCGAAGATAGATTTAGTACCTGTGCCAGTCCTATCATCTTTACTTACTCCGTGTTGAAGTATTGTGTCTAAGAGTTCTTTATATTGAGTATCTAATTTATTCATTAATCTAATATTTTATTATTGGGTAATTTACTTCTAACTCTATCTGAGATTGGTATAGCATCACCCTGCTCATCTATTCTAACAAATGTTATGTTTGTTCTTAGAATTAAGTTTTGGTTACCATTGTAAACGTTGTGAGAACGAGCTTCTAATACCAATCGTATTGATGAACCACCTACGGATTCAACCTCACCATATATCTTTAGTAGTTGACCTTCTTTAGCTGGTTTATTGAATATACATTTATCAATTGCTTTAGTTACCATTCTTGGAGTATCACAAAACTCACAAGCGAATGAGGCTGCTGCCGCATCTAACCATGCTAATAGTTTCCCACCAAATAAGTTTCCATGAAATCCTAAATCAGATTTCTTTATTGGGTGTTGCGTTATATACTTCATATCTTATTTTTAAAATATTTAATCATTATATGAGCTGATTTATAATTGGTTGCTAATGGTACATTATGTACATCACATAATCTCATTAACATAGAAATATCTACATCATGTGGATGTTTATCTAATGGGTCTCTAAAAAAGATTACACAATCAATCTCACCCTTTGTTACCATTGCTCCAATTTCAGCATCTCCACCCATTGGGCCCGATGATACCTTATCAACACTTAATCCAGCATACTCAATAATAGTACCTGTTGTGCCTGTTCCGACTAAGTTAACATTGTTATTTTTAAAGAACTCTAATCGTTTCATTACAAAAGAAACCATATCGGCTTTCTTTCCATCATGCGCTATTACTGCTATTCTCATAAAACTTTTTTAATATATTTACTAACCACATATGGTCTGGGTGTTTGTTCGTAGCCATTAATCTGAATGATATCTGATTTGCTATTTTATTTATTTCTTCATCACTCATCTGATTAAAGAATTAAACGCTTGGTGGTAGGACTGTATTCGTTTAGTTCCACCATCCATTAATTTTTTAGCTAAATCCAAAACTTCATTTCTCATATTATGAGCGTGAGCTTCCATTAGGATTTCTTCTATTTCTTTTTCTTCACTCATTATATGTAACTTATTATAGCAAGTATAATAGATAACCCTATTAACCCCATTACAGAAACGGCAGATAACAATTCGTTATTATCAACTTGTCGTTTACTCCTACCCTGCCACTCATCAGAATCCCATTCTTTAGTTCTTCCTTCAAATATGTTTGGTTTTGTTTTGCTCATATTAATATGTGTTTAGTTGTTTGGTTATTTGTTGTACTAACTTATTATCTTCTTCACATCCAAACTCATCAATCAATACATCTTTAATTGTAGATAGTAGTGCTGATATCTTAGCTTGGGATTTTCTTTTAGCTAACTTAACATTAGTATGTTGTACTTTATATAAGTGGAATGCAATCGGGTCTAAGTTCATTAACTTATCTTCGTATTTAGATATACGATTATCAACTGTTCTTCCTTTTGTTGAGGTGTGGTTTGGAACATACCCTTTGTAGAGTTCATCTAATCTTCCTGTTAGATATTGAATCTCTGCTAATTTATGAATATCTTTATAATCCATTTGTTCAATTATTAATTTAGAGCGGGAAGGTGGAACTGCCCCACCATCTTTGTACTGGAAGTACAACGAGTTTCTCTTAACTCTTTTCCCGCATTTGAGCGAAAGGTTGGAACTGCCCCAACTTCTCCGTACTGGAAGTACGGCGAGTTTCTCTTAACTCTTCTCTCGCAATTTAAGTATGATTGAATTATCTTTCTGAGTATCTATATTCTCATTCCATAACTCTCTCATATATTTCATATGATGTGGTTGTATCTCAAATCCCATCTCACCACTAAAGGTATTCTTAGAACCTGTTATAAGTGCGTTTATAATATGCTCATCACCCTTTTCATAGGTTGTTGAATTCATTAATACTTCTTTTAACCAATGTATTTTATCACTTATATGGACAGTATCCCATTTCATATCTCTTATTTATAATACAAATATACAACATTTATTTTAAACTACCAAATGTTTTTGTAACTTTTTTTCATTTTCTTTTTCTATTGATGATTTTAGTAACCCATCTACATAAGGATGTTGTGAATTAACATAAAACATTAATGCGGTTCTATACTGATTAGATGGATTATAAACGTTGTGGTAGTGGTACGAATTAAAGTAATATGCATTACCTTCTTCCATTTCAAATTCTGATAATGATTTAAAACTATTTGGTTTGTTAAAACGTTTCCACCATTTAAACTCATCCTTATTAACTACACAATACTTAAACCCAGTTGGCATCTCAATAGGGATTTGTATTATTAATTCAGATTCACTCTGCTTATGTTCTTGTACATGCGAATGCCAGAGTAATGAACTCTTTGGTGCAATCCTCATTAATCTAACTATCGTAGTTGGTGAATCACCATATACCTTATCTATAACTTCGTACATATAAGGTAGTTTAGATTTTAACTCAGTTGGTAGAATAGGTTTACCACTATTGTGTAACCCTTCATAGAAATCATCATACAACTTACCATCAGTTCCGTACAATGCTACACCACTCCAAGACTTCTTATACTTTCGTTTAGCACCAAAGTATATGGAATGGTAATTTTCAAACTTATAGGATTCATTTAAAATACTCATCTCTGATTTGAGTTTATCTAAATCAATATCTATGTTTAATCGTAAGTGTGATATATCAGTTATATTCATTTTGTTTTTTATTTTGTACTCCGTAGGAGAATCGAACTCCTATTTTTAGGATGAAAACCTAATGTCCTAACCGTTAGACGAACGGAGCAAATGGTGGAGAATATCGGAGTCGAACCGATGACCTCTTCGGTGCAAGCGAAGCGCTCTAGCCAGCTGAGCTAATCCCCCATCTGCGGAGAGTGAGGGATTCGAACCCCCGGTACGTTGCCGTACAGCAGATTTCAAATCTACCACAATCGACCACTCTGACAACTCTCCTAACTCCTTAACCTTTTAGAATCTCCTTCCCTTTTTCATCAACGTGAGTAGTTGGGATATTAGCTCCGTACTCAGAACCAAAGTTCTTAGATAGAGTATCCAACTTTCCAGTTGCAGATTCTAACTGACCTAATAGTTTATCTATCTCATCAGTATGTTGAGGATGTTCACCTATAGCTACAGGTGATTCAAAGTAGATTGATAATCGTGCTCTCGCATCCATTATCTGTGCGGTGTATTTGGATTCTAATGCCTGATACAGCCTTCTTGCAATTTTGTGATTCATAACTTATAAATTTATTGTTAGTAATAATAAATATTAAAATATTTTTAGTAAAACATAAAAGTGTTCCCTACAGGGCTCGAACCTGTGACCTAATCATTATGAGTGATTTGCTCTAACCAACTGAGCTAAGAGAACAATAGTGAACCCGGTAGGATTCGAACCTACGACCGTCGCCTTAGAAGGGCGATGCTCTATCCAGCTGAGCTACGAGTCCATAAGAAGAGAGGTTTCGGGTCTTTCGGGGTTACTACGATATAGAGGTTAACCCTTACCTTTTTCTATATCATTGTAGCTTCACTACCTCTCTTTAGTACCGAAGATGGGAATCGAACCCATACGAACATTACTGTTCAAGGGATTTTAAGTCCCTCGTGTCTACCAATTCCACCACTTCGGCGTACCGTTGTTTCAACGAACAGTACTAATATACGAAAGGATTATTTAAAATCCAAATCCTATTGAATATATTGTGTTAAATATTGTGAAACAAAGTAAGCCACCTTATATCCAAAGAATCCACCAAGCGCTGTTGGTATAGGGAATAAAATAAACTTAGCTAATGATGTGGTGTATTTAGGTCGGTTAATAACTTTACTGATATAGAAGTAATGTATCATATAACCTATAAGTACTGCTACATCCATTCTTAGTGCAATGAACGGAACAATGATAGCTCCGCTAAATCCAAAAAAGAAATTCTCTATAATAGCATATCGTACTTCCTTCAGATTTGCTTCTTTAAATTCTGTTCTAATCTTCTTCGTTGGCATACTCATTTGTTAGATATTCTATTGCATCATCTCTAAGGTCTGTTTTCTTTTCTACTTGCTCTTCCCAATAAGTTTCGTAAGCTGCATCCCATTCCTCTGTAGTATCAAAATCATCTTCATCAGGAGACTCAAACACATCATCATTCATACACAACTCACCCATATAAACTGCACCACCACCAAATGGTTGTGATGATGATTCATCATCGAATGTAAACTTAACCCAAACTTTCTCATCGATTTCAGATAAGATAGAATGTAGTTGTTCAATAGCTCCTTCACAATAGTACCATGCTGATTCAGTACTTAGTGTAAAATACTCTTCATCAGTTTCAACCTCTTCGATATGACACCACTTAGCTCCCATCCTATCGATGAACTCACTTCTATCATATTCACCTTCACCATACAATTTATTGTATAGATACATCCCATCACTTTGAGTTCTCCAATCATCAGATTCAGGAAACATTTCCTGTAGTTTCTTAAATACTTTAGGGTTCTCTGATTCAACCTCTATGTATGTATATACTGAATTTGCCATTTTAATAATATCTTCTATTTTGTTTACTTTTACTTAATTGAGCTAATAACTTCTCACATACTTCTAATGTGATTTCATCAGCATAATACATATCATATATCAATCTCTGCATTATACATCATTTGAATACTTAGCATTAAACCCACCTGCTCTACTATACAATTCATCAATCTCACCAGCTTCCATTGTTATCTCTTCACTCTTAGTTCGTGAATCAAACATTTCGTGTTGAGGGTATTCTACAAATACCTCATATAACAAATCTAATAGTTCATCTGAAAGTATGTTTTCATTATCACCAATGTATTCTTCAGCTTCCCAATCGGAAAGGTTATCCTTCATATAGTTCCAAAAATCTTCTTCAGTTTCACCTTCGTATGGTGGTACTGCTTTTTTGAAATCTTCTGAGTTGAAGGTTGCAGGTGTTGTAACCTGAGTAATGGTGTACGTTGTACGTGTTCTAAAATCTAACTTCATTTAAAATAGTTTTGAAAGGTTAATAATTAGGAACGTTAAATAGATAAACATAGCAGTTCCTAATACTATATCTATACTTTCGATTCGATTAACTATTGATTTGATTTTTTTCATAGTGTTCTTTTAAAACTTTGTTTATATAATCTATACTTCTTTCATCACCAATTAAACATTCATACTTACGATATCTAAATACTATTTCTTCTGTATTTAGTTTGAGCAGTTCATTATATTCTGCGACGTATGTTTTTATGTATGTCATATTATTTACTAATATACGAAATTAATTCCATATATCCAAATATTAATGTGTATATTTCTTTTTGGGTTTTCTAAATATTGATAATGGAATGGTTACAGATAAACTTCCCATAAATGTAGCGAGTACATCTCTTTCATCAAAGTAATTACCAGGTCTCCAATTATCAAACGATTCTTTTGCTATACCTGCAGCTAACCCTACTCCTAATCCTACGAAGAATGCTTTCTTCTTATCACCTTTATATTTCCATAAAGCCCATTCGTATCCAACAGTAGTTGCTATTGCTCCAGCAGCAAAGTGTAATCTTTTATCTGGTTCGGTTAATATGAATCTATCATACTGATATAATTGTCCGTACATCGATTGACACGCAACCAATAATACGATTAGTAATTTCAATCTTCTCAAACTATACTCCCATCTTTTTAGTTACATCAGAATGAGTTCTGAATCCAATGATTGGGGTATGGCCTGTAATCTTATTCTTTTGAATATCGATTAGTTGTTTCGTTAACATTAACGTTTCAACATCATCTTCATTGTTTACCCAATCTGTAAATAGATAGGTTAGTAATTTACTTTTAGCTTTCTTAAACATATTTTTTATTTATTAATTTTTACTTTGGTTATTCTTACATATGATGAACCACTATAACCACAACCAGCCCATTCATTTCTTTGTTCTTCAGTTAACATCTGAGATAAGGATTCGATTCCTTCAATACTCATTCTATCAATTTGTTTTGCTGTAAACATACTTTATTTTTTAATTAAACATTTTCCAATTAGATTCTTCTTTAGTAGCCGCAACTTCGTATGGGTGAGTTGAATAGTTATAACCCATATCATAATATCGTTTCATCCATATCGGAGATTGTAGGTGGTGTTGGTATTCGTGAACCAACGTTTGAATCACATCCTTTCTATTTTTCATCTTAGGGTGATAAATAACAATAGTATTATTCTCTCTATCGAATTCTGCAGCCGGGTCACATTCCCCATACTCTTCTACTTCGACTGGATAATCCTCATCGTTCATTTCTAAATCTTCACCGATGATTCGTAGATAGATGTTGTGGTGTAGTTCCGTATAAGGAGTACACTCATGGAACTTAGAAGTTCCGTAGTGTTTCTCAATCTTAGGATAAACCTCATCAACAATCTTTTGAACTTCTTCTTTAGTCATTAAGTTTTTCATATCTGTAATTTTAATATCCAACAAAATCAATTTTAATACAATCAGTAACGATACCCATCTTAACACTCCAATCCCACTCTTCGTTCAGCCAATAGTTTTGAACATTCTCTAACTCTTTCAAACACTCATCATACAACTCTTCGATTTCCCAACCATCACCAAACTTAGTACCACCACATAGTGTTACCAATTGGTTTAGTTTATCGAAATCATCTTTATTCTTTTCTATCTGAATTTGGATTTCAGCTTTCATCAATTCGGAAACCTTATCGTTCCAATCGTACATCTCAGATGACCAAGGTTTGGTCACTTTAGGTTTTTCGGTATTTATCATATTTTTCATCTCTTAATTATTACAGTACTAATATAGTGATATTATTTCAATTATCCAAACTTCCAATGTTAAGAAATTGTTAAATCTTCAGTTACCACTTCGTTCTCTTTGTAAGCCATTGAAGCCCAACTCTTAGCATAAACTGCTCTGTATTGTTCGTTGGAATAAAGGTTGGTGTTGTAGAACATACCATTGATGTGACCTACATTCAAATCAACCAATATAGATTCATCGATTAGTTTAACCTTCTTACCTGTTCTACTAAAGATGGTTAACCAAAAGTTAGAACCTTCAGGTTTGAATTGAACGGTTTGGAGAACACCTTTCTTATAGCCGGTGATTGTAGATGAAGGATGTTCCATCATTCGTGGATTATCGAAATCTCTAGCATCACAACAGGTCATACCTAATTTCGTTTTAACTATATGTCGGAACTCACCACTCCCATATTGGGAAAGGATATCTACTAACATCATATCGGAGTTACCGATGATTTTTAAAAGGGGATTGTTAATCTTACGTTGGTTATTCATTTCTTAATTATTTACTATTCATACTCGGAGTGTTAATCACTCCCTCTTTACTACATAGTAAAGATACGGAAACTAATCCATATAAACAAGCTTTCAATGTTAAGAAATTGTTAAGTTATTAACAATCTTATCAACAACCCCACATCTACCCAAATGTGGAAAGGGGTGTGAACTTTAGAAAAATTTCTACCAAATTTATTCTAGCCATTAATCTATTGTATTAAACTCTTTATGCAATCCATAATTATGAATCCCCATAAAGAAGATATTATAATGATAACACCCCACGTCTTAATCTTTAACCAATTCCAATTTTTCATAGTTTGCCCCCATCGCACTTTCCACTCTCTATATCCATAATAAGAAACTCAATTCTTTGTTGTGCTATATAAGGAGATTCTTCTTTTAATAATTCATTGATTTGATTGAGGTTCTTTAATACTAACCTCTTTGAACATAAAGGAGATTGAGCAGGTGTAAACCCATTATCAATCCATCCTTGTACTTTGTCTCTTAAACTCATAACTTCTATATTTTAAATATAATCTAATATACGAATAATAATCCAACTATCCAAATCTAACTTGTTAAATCTTTGTTAAAGTTATTAACACCTGAATGGGTGTAGGATAACTAAAAAAAAGTGAGGTAGATTAAAATCAGTAAAGTATTAACAATCATAGTAGTACTGATAAGGATAAAGGTAATCTATTTAATCTATTACCCTTATAACCTAAACAAGCGTAAACCTTACCTCTGTAGGATAAGGGAACGATAGGGAACGGAATCGGTTATAACCTTCGGTGAGCTGGAAAGAGATAACCCTATTACTAATACCCAAAATCTTTTATTCCAATTATTACCAGAGTTAAAAAGGTAACATTGTCATACCTACCTTATTCAGTAGATACTCCATAACCAATACAAAGGTTACTCCACCTACTACTTGCCATACCCAATACTTCCATCCAGTCAATCCTTCTTGCCACTTACGGAAAGATGATTTCTTAGCCCATTCGTATATACCTAACTTAGAGTTGATTTTATCAGCCCACCATCCTATATCGAATATGTTACCTATTAGTATTAATATTTTTCTCATAATCTATTATCCACTTCTGCTTCCATTGTACACTTCGGGCATTCGTATTTGTGGAATACTCCGTTACTCTTCCACCTCTTCCCACAATTAAAGCATGTTACCCATACCATTAATGTTTTTGTTATTGAATGTCTCATATTACTACTCCTATTCTTTAACGTAACCTATGAGTATAAGTATTAACCTAATCTTCTTTTACATCACTTTTACAGGAGAGGCAATGAGGATACGGCTTGTATCATATACAACATATCAGACAGGTTTTCTATAGGGAGAAAAACCAGGCTCGATGCGAGAAGAGGTAAAGCCCGGTTATAACGTGTTGATTGTCATTGGGTTACGTTTAAATACCCCCCCCCCC